GCAAAGGAAATGGGCCTTGCACCGTTCATTGGTGCTGGCGTAGAATAGATACGGAACTCCCCTCCTGTTGGTTTTTGCCCGCCGCTTGCGGGCATTTTTTTTGCCGTTCGTCGGAAAAGGTTGGACACTTGCAACTTTTTACCGCCAAATGGAAAGCTATGAACAAACTAATTATTGGTATTGATCCAGGGGCAAGTGGTGCGATTGCAACACTTCAAGGAAAGAAACTTATTGATGTGATTGACATGCCCATTGTGCAGCGCACCGTTGGAAAGGCTGTCAAGAACTTTGTGTCGCCACATGAGTTGCATACGCATTTGGCGGCTTACCTCATTGACTATGAATGTACCGCGTATATCGAGCAGGTTTCCGCCATGCCCGGGCAAGGTGTAAGCAGCATGTTTTCGTTTGGGCGCTCACTCGGCAATGTTGAGGGCGTACTTGCATCCTTACAGATTCCTTACCACTTTGTGCCGCCGCTTGTGTGGCAGCGCAAGGTTAGGCTGACGGGTGGTAAGGATGGCGCACGAGCATTGGCGCAACAAATGTTTCCTAATAACGCGTCGAGTTTCTCTCGCAAAAGAGATGACGGGCGGGCTGACGCCAGTTTGATTGCACTTTATGGGGTTATGAATGAGCACACAGGAAGTTGAAAATCTAAAAGAGTTGTTGAAGTACACGCGAACCCTTGCCGCGGAGAGCGACAACAAGTTGCGCGTTGCGCGAAGGTTTATCCACTCGTTATTGCATCCAGAGGAATACGGGCACGCAGTCACGGAAGAGGTGCGCGGCAAAGCGTTAGAAATCATCAGGCAGATTTCATGAAGCGCGTACTGCTTATTGGGTCTGAGGGTTACGTTGGCAGCGAATTGCTAAAAAACATTGCGCATGACGTGAACCTTGTGGCCGTGGATATTAAGACGGGCATGGATTTCATGGACATGTCCGACGTTGCACTGAGTGCGTTTGATGAGATTCTTTTCTTTGCTGGCGTGTCTAACGTTGCCGACGCTAACCGCCAGCCGCATCGGGCAGTAGCGGAGAACGTTGTGTACACATTGTGTCTACTTGAGCGCATGGCGGCACACACAAGACTGATTTACGCCAGCACAGGATCGTTGCTTTCAAACGGTGATTCATTAGTGGCGAACGAGCAACGAGAAAACGCTTATGACGCCAGCAAGTTGTCATTCGATTTGGTGGCTAAGTACATGGGCAAACGCGTGGTTGGGCTGCGCATGGGCACGGTAAGCGGATGGTCGCCAAAGATGCGATGGCATTTGATCTTTAACGCGATGAACCGATCAGCGATTGAAGATGGGCACGTTTACGTTACCAATCCCGATGCGATGCGAAGCATTTTGTTCCATGATGATTTAGCGGAACGCGTGATGGAAATCATTGAAGATGACAGTGCGCAAGGCATTTATCCGTTGGCGTCCTACACCATGAGCATTGGCGAGCTAGCGCACGAGGTGGCAAATGTTTACAAAGTCCCGGTTGAGTTTGGTACTAGCACAGGCACATATTCGTTCGCGCTCCCAACAATTCCGCAACTCTATTCAATACAAGAACGGTGCGAACACTTCAAAAGAGCTTATGGACAAAACAATTAACCAATGCTTGCTTTGCGAGGGGAAAACAGAAATGATCTTTGATCTTGGCGAGCAACCACCCGCCAACGCACTAAAGAACAGTCCCAACACGTTTGTGCGTTGCGCAAGGCTTGCTGCGCAAATGTGTACACAATGTACACACGTCATGCAAAAGGTGAGCTACAACGCCAAAGAACTGTTTGATCACTATCTATACGTTAGTGGCACGAGCAACACGCTTAACGATTACTTTGAATGGTTTGCAGAGAACGTTTCGCTTCATCACCCGAACGCTGAAGTGCTTGAGATTGCAAGCAACGACGGGACGTTGTTGCAAAAACTTGCCAAGCGTGGAGCAACCGTAACGGGCATTGAACCAGCAAAGAATTTGCTCGAACTTTCAAGCAAGAAAGGCGTTTACACGATCCCGGCTTATTGGCCTTTGAACATGGGCAATGAGCGTTATGACGTTGTGATCGCCATGAACGTGTTGGCGCATAACGACGATCCGATTGCGTTTCTGAAAGGCATTGAGGCTTGCCTAACCGATGATGGCGTTGCGTACATCCAGGTGAGCCAAATGGATATGCTCGCCAACGGTGAGTTCGACACTATTTATCACGAACATGTTTCTTTTTTCACAGTTGACTCGTTTACCTTGGCGTGTACCAGAGCGGGTTTAAGGGTAGGTTTTCGCCAACGCGTGAACGTGCATGGCGGGTCGATGCTCGCAGCAGTATGTAAGCGCGACTCGTTTCCGAGTCCGATTCCATTTGCGCCGAGCAAGTGGAACGAAGGAAGGTTGCACCAGCTGACGTGGATGGACGGTCAACGATTTGCCAATGGCGTAAACCGCGCCGTGGAATCCATGCGATCTGTTATCAAGCAAGCCAAAAGTGATGGCTATGTGGTGGTGATGGTTGGTTGTGCCGCCAAAGCCGTTACGCTGATGCAAGCCATTAACGATGATCCGCATGTCGTGGTGGATGAATCGCCATTGAAGATCGGTAAGTACCTGCCGAACTCCACGCAGCAAATTGTTGCGCTCCAAACCGTATCGGAGATCAGGCAAAAGTGTCTTTTTATCCTTGGCGCATGGAACTTTAAGCAAGAACTGATACGAAAGTTGCAAGGACTGCGCGATCCACATCTTTACGATTCTGTTTTAACGCCTTTCCCAATGACCTTTAAGGAATCACTTCATGGATGAGTTTTCAGTTGATGAGCAACGACCAGAAAAGAAACGCAGTAAAGCGTCAGCGATTAGCGAGTTGGAAGCAAAGTATTCCGAAGCGATGGAGAATCTAACTGATTGCATTGAAACGCTTAAAGGCTTGGAGCAATACGGTCGCTTTCAGGATGCCGTGGTTCGCCGCCGCGCTATCGAGTGCTTGAGACGCGTAGGACATTGGCCCGCATGAAAATAATCATTTCAACAACAGGAAGCCCAACGTTGCACGTTATGAAGTCCAGCGTATTTCATTACGCTAAGGGTGTGCAGTTGTGCGTATGGGAAGGGAAACTTGGCAACTTTGGCGATGACTACAACGCAGCCATTGAAGCGTTTGCAGAAGGTGATGAATCATTCATTATTGCTAATGATGATGTTGTGATCACGCCACAAACCATGTCGTTGTTGCTTGATGACGTGGCGGCATTGAACAAAGTGTGTAAGCGCATTGGTTTCATCGCAGCGCGTTCAGACTTTGTGCGACCTCCGCAAAACATCAGAGTGCCGCGCAACGAAGGTGATGCGATTGAGATGTGTCGCTGGCGCTCTGAGGATGCCATCAAACCCGTTGACGTGATCAGCCCGATCTTTACCTGGGTGAACGCCAAGGCAATCAAGGATCACCCGTTTCCGCCGATCAACTGGTTCAGTGATGACGTTGTGTGCGCTGACATGGCGGCAGACGGTTATAAGCATTTCGTATCACGCGCTTATGTGCATCACGCAGGAAGCATGACGGTTGGGCGTGACGCTAAAGCGTTGATCGGTGCAGCCGCACCATGGATCGTTGAGCACAGGCCGGAATACGCCAAAAAATGGTTTGGGGTGCAAGCATGAAAACGCATCGCAGGATTTGCATTCTTACAAACACACATCCGTATGGCGTCACAGAAAACTTTGCCCGCCATATCGCTATCGGGTTTGCGGCACACGGGTTTGAGCCACACATTGTGAACATCATGGCACCGCTTGAGCAGCAATTTCAGGCGATTGGCGCGCTATCCGCCATTGATGAATTGTTCATGATTGGCGCACTGCCGCTAAAGGTAAAAGTTGGTGATGAATACTTGTGGCGCGAAATGTCAAAGCGCGGTAAGCACGTGACGTATTACGTCATTGATTCGTACCACAATGACTTGCGACGTGTGCCTGAAGTGCTTGAATACTTGAAAGCATCAAGCAGTGAGGACAACCTTTATCACGCGTTTGCGGATTACGAAACAGCGGATGCGCATTTCTTGTGCGGTAATGAGTTGCGCTTTGGCGGGTTTCCTGCCGCGCCTATTGATCAGGCTGCCATGTACCGTGATCGCTTGCTTGTGTTTGGCGGGATTGGCAACGAGTTAGCGCAGATCAAGGACACGCTTGATGAAACGGTTTCTGAAGTCAGGCGAACCATTGATCTGAAGGATGATTACTTGTTGCTTGGTGATGGCAGTCACTGGGACGTGCTGAGCAAGGTGCTAGACATTCGCGGGCAATACGACAGGTTGCACGAAGAAACCTTATTGCTTGATGCGTATTGCGCATTGGATGCGGCGATGAAACGCCACAGACGATTGCATGTCATGTCTGCGCTTAAAGGCCTACCCATTGACATTGCGGGGCCAGGTTGGATGGAACATTTTGGCGAAGTGGACAACTGGCGATATGTTGGTTCCCAACCGCACGCCGCGTTGGGGACAATGGTTCAGCATTACGCGGGCCTGATCAACTTCGACGCTAATTGGGATTGGTGCCCGCATGACAGGGCGCTTACCGCGGCACTCATGAACAGGTCAGTGCTAACAAACAAGAACGCACTCAACGGTGAGCTAACGCACACTTACGCGTTTGGCGATTCACAAGCCAGCATTGCAGAGAAATGTGAAGCAATGCTTTACGACTCGCAAGCTGACACACCGATGTATCCGTACAGCGAAGAGCATTTCAAATGGACATGGCACGTTTCTATTAGGGACTACTTAAATGAGCGATGAGAAAGCAGAGCGCGTAATGCAAAAAGTGTATTACTTGGACACGGTTTTATTCGTGCCGCACTATTCCAAACCGCATTGGTGGGTATGTGCTGGCGGTATGGAACGCACCACGACATGGCTAAACGAGCGTTACGCCACAAAGGAAGATTTGTACTTGTGGCCGCGTCACTGGAACATGAGCTAACTGTCATGGTTAAGTCATTGAAATTTATAGCGTTTATGGCACAATATGCCCGCCATGAAAGCAACGTACACGGTCAAGCAAGTTACGGTGGATGCAAACCGCGAAGTGTTGTTGCGTTACATGCAGCGGCAGATCCTTCCCGCGGACAGCGTGATATGCCCGAGCAACGGTTGGTGGTGGGTGGCGTATCGAAAAGACGAGGCTTGCGCGTTTGCGTGTCTCATGCCATCAGCCAGTTGGGAGGATACTGTTTACTTGGCGCGGGCTGGCGTGATCATGCACCACGAGGGCAACGGGTTACAGAAAAAGCTAATCCGTGCGCGTTGCAAGTTTGCTCGCCAACTTGGGAAAGTTTGGGCGGTAAGCGATACGACGGACAATCCAGCGTCAGCCAATTCGCTGATTGCGGAAGGGTTCAGGATGTTCGAGCCAAGCAAACCGTGGGGCGCGGAACGTACGATCTATTGGCGGAAATCGCTTGCCGTATAAAGATCCTGCTTTGCGCCGCGAGAAGCAACGCGGTTACGCCAAAAAGCATTACGAAAAGAACCGAGAGCGTATCAAGCAAGCATCGAGCGTTAACAAGCGATTACGGCGCAAAGCATGGGATGCGTACAAAGCATCGCTTGCATGCGCGCATTGCGGTATCAGCAATCCTGCGCTGATTGATTTTCACCATATTGATAAGACCAACAAAGAATCAGTCAATTTATTAATTAAGAATGGACGGTTTTTGCGAGCGTTTGAAGAAGTTAAAAAGTGCATACCGCTTTGCGCAAACTGTCACAGATTAGTTCACCAACGGGAGCGCCTAAAGGCGCGAAAGAAGAGGAAATATGAGCTTTTACATCCGAGAAGGGATACCGATACAGGTTGAAGTGAAACCTGAGAAGCGCGTGCGGATTGGTTGCAACTATCAGCCGCCAAAACCGAATCATGTCAGCTATGACATGTTGTGGCTTCAAGATCTATATCTTATTGGCCGCACACCTTGGTCTTACATCCGTTACAAGACGCCTGAGTTTGTTTATTGGTTTCTTGTTTGGTGCGTTGCTACGTACTTTCTAGCACGGTTTGGCGTGGGGTATTTGAAATGAGCAGAGAAGCTATGCAACTGGCGCTTGAGGCGTTAGAGAAAGTAATCACTGCCTTTGGATCAGGCTTAACGCTACAACAGAACGCTATTAACGCCCTTCGCCAAGCACTGGAAACAGAGCGTGAATGGGTTGGGCTGACGGATGAGCAAGTTGAGGATGAGTGGGAACGCATTACTGGGCACAGTATTTTTGGTGGTGATCGGTCAGAAGGACGAGCTATGTATATCTCGCCGGATGAGGTGATTGAGTTTTCCCGAGCAATCGAAGCCAAGCTAAAGGATAAAAACACATGAACCAGCAAGAGGTGTTGCGCCTTGCTAAATCCATGGGTGTGTTGGTATCTGGCAAGGCTGAGTTCACGCGGTCGGTTGCAAGGTTTGGAAGCGTTATCGTGAAGCGGTACACGCCGCTTACCAAAACGCAGCAGATGTATTACGACGCGCTAACGGAACCCAAATCGTTGCAGGACTTGGCGGATCAATTTGGTTGCACACCACAGAACGCGCTCAAGATGATGCGCGCATTGGAAGCGAAAAGCTTGGTGAGCAAAACGTTACGGTTCAAGCGCCGACTCGATAAGGGTGCATGGGCCTACTACTACGAGAGGAACGTATGAGCAAAGATCACAGTGAATGGAGTCCGTCATCCGCGGAGCGTTGGATTGCATGTCCAGCGTCTATCCAGCTGGCGCGAGGGGTACCGAGAACGGAAGCAGGGCAAGCCGCCAGGATTGGCACTGCCGTTCATGCGTTGTCGGACATGGCGCTTATGATGGGAGAGAAGGCCAATCGGTATATCGGTGAAGCGTTTGAAGGCATCACCATAACTGAAGAGATGGCGGGTTGGGCGCAGGTTTATATTGATTTCGTTGAGTCATTCGAGAAGGATGAATCATTTGGCGCGGCACTGATTGAGGAGCGCGTGGTTCTCGCCAATCCGTTATCGGCGCATGTGTTTGGCACGGCAGATTGCGTGATATGGAGTGACACAGAATGTGTCGTTGCTGACTTGAAAACAGGTCAGATAAACGTTGAACCTGACAGCGCGCAGCTGAAACTTTACGCGTGTGCCGTGGAGCCGCTTTTACCGGAAAGCGTTAAGGATTTCAGTTTGGTGATTGTGCAGCCAACGCAACCGCAACCTATTAAAACGTTTAAGATCACGCGCCATGATTTGAACGTATGGCGTCAGGATGTGCTGTTTCCCGCCATCAAGCGAACGCTTGATCCAAACCCTGACATTGTTGAAGGTGAGCATTGCAGGTGGTGCCCGGCACGGTCAGCGTGTCCTAAGAAGCGCGAAGCCGTGGCGGTGATCGCCAAAGCCGAAGTTGATGCAATGGACAGCGATGCTATGAACGCATTGCTTAATATGGCGGTTGATGCGCAGCAAACGATTGAAGCGATCCAGAAACGAGCATTTAAGTTTCTTGAAAGCGGCAAAGGGTTGGAGGATTGGACGCTTGTGGCGAAACGCGCTACACGCAAATGGTCTAACGAAAAGGAAGTCATGTCACGCGTAGAGGAGATACCAGGAACCGTGAAGCGGATACCGATCACACCCGCGCAAATGGAAAAGCAGTTTCCAGACATGTATCAGAGTTTGGCTGAATTGGTGACAGCCGAATCAAGCGGATTAACGCTTGGGCGCAAGGACGCGCCAAACATCACCGCTTAAATCTCAATTGAAAGGTGTTTATATGCTAGGACTAACAGGTGGTGGATCTGGATTGCCATACATACGTTTCTCTCCACAAGCGAATGCGTGGACAAACAAGGAAGGCCAGGAAATCCAACTCAAGCAACTCGTGTTTGATATTGACGCTACGCAAACCGGGTGGCTGATGCTGGCAACGGGTGTGCGTGATTGGCAACCGGATCACGAGTTAGGCAAGAAAGGCGCGCAGCCAAGCGCAGATCACAAGCGCGGATTCGTGGCACGTTTCTACAACAAGGAGCTTGGCTTGGTGGAATGGAGTTCGAACCAGGCAGGCAGCAACATGGGGTTTGAATCGCTTTACATGGCGTGCTCAAAGGATCGTGCCGCCAATCTGGATAAGGTGCCCGTTGTCGAGTACCAGGGCGCGGATCTATTGAAGGTAGGAAAAGGCGGAACGCGTAAGCCTAAGTTCGTGCTTGTGAAGTGGATACCGAGGCCAGCTGGCATGGACGGCGAAGCCGAGGCGCCCGTGGCCGCGGTGCAGCAAGCAGCACCCGCGCAACGTGATGAAGAGTTTTAGAGCAACACGTTGAAACGAACCCGCGTTTATACGCGGGTTTTTTTGACGCCAACAGGAATAGAAACAAATGCACGCTGAACAATTAGCGGTGGCGCTTGGTAATGCCAAGCGATATAAGCGGGGGTGGTTAGCCAGTTGCCCGGTGCCTGGGCATGGCAGCGGGAACGGGGACACGAATCCATCGCTCGCCATTACGGACGGGGAAGGTGGAAAGATTCTGCTTAAGTGCTTTGGCGGATGCGAGCAAGCCGATGTGTTTGAGAGCGTAAAGCCATTGCTTGGTAATGGTCAGTTGGGGTGGAACTCGTTACCGCCAAGAAGGATCAGTGCTGATCCATTGGAGAACGTTAAGCCGATCAGGTTAAACGAGGTTTACGCCTGGGATTACATCACGCTCGATGGCGAAATCACGGCGCAGAAGGTGCGTTATGAGCTACCAGGCGGCAAGAAAACGTACCGCCAATACCGAATTGTGGACGGGCAACGGATACCAACGATTGCGGGTTGGGAGCCAGTTCCTTATAACTTGCCGATGATGGCCGCGCACCCATCAAAGGTTGTCTTTATCACGGAAGGTGAAAAGGCAGCTGAGTATTTGACAGCGTTTTTGGGGGTGGTGGCTGTGTCGGCGCACCAAGGGGCAAGCGATTGGCCGGAAGCGATCACGCCTTACTTTCAAGACAGGAACGTGGTGATTCTTCCTGATCACGATTTACCTGGATGGCGTTACGCGAACCGTGTCGCAAAAGCGTTGCAAGGAACGGCAGCGCAGATCCGCATTGTTGATTTGGGCATGGACGCCATTGGTGATGATGCTTATGAGTGGATCGACGCTGATCACGATTTGGAGGATTTGAAGCAACTCGTGCAGGAAACAGCGTTATGGGATGGAGAGGACGTTCATCCGCCAACACGACTAACGGGGAAAGAAGCCGAGAAGGAACCTGAATCCGTAACGCCTGAAGCGGAACCGTTTGATGATCATGTGCCAAGACGGTTCAAGGTTGAGATGTGGCGTGACGCCAAAGATGAACCTGTTAAGTGGCTCATTGATCGTGTGATACCGCAACGTGGATTCATGGCGCTTTACGGGCCACCAGGCACCTTCAAATCGTTCATAGCCCTCCACATGGCCGCCATGGTCGCCAGTGGACAGACGTGGCTAGGCCACGAAGTCCAAAGCGAAGGCGGCGTGCTGTATGTGGCTGGGGAGGGGCATGGAGGTATCGGGACGCGCATTGCGGGACTGAGAAAGCAGTATGAGCTAACGGACATACCTGTTGGCGTGATCAGGTCGCAGGTGAACTTGCGAGGATCTGAATCGGATTTCACGGATCTGCTTATCGCCATAGCTGAAAGTGAGATTGAGAAACCGAAGCTGATCATCATTGACACGCTAGCCAGAGCATTTGGCGGAGGTAACGAGAACGCGTCAGAGGACATGGGTGCGTTTATCGCGCAGTGCGGACGACTCCAAGCGGCAACGGAAGCCGCCTTGCTTGTGGTGCATCACTCAGGTAAGGACGCGTCGCTGGGGTTACGAGGGCACTCAAGTTTCTTAGGTGCTGTGGATACGCAGATTGAGATTACCCGCCATCAGGAAGCGCAATCAGGGACATTGCGGATTACCAAGCAAAAGGACGGAAAGGACGGTATTGAGATTCACTTTTCACTCAATAGCGTGCAGCTGGAGCCGCCAAAGGGTGAAGGTGATTCGCCATTAGGGTTTGAGCAACACGAGGCAGCAACGCTCGTGGTAACGCCATACCAAGGCGATGTGCCTGATAGTGTTTCGTTTAAGCCGCCATCAGGATCAGGTGCAAAGACGGGACGAGGAAAGCATCAATCGTTAGCACGGGAAGCGTTACGGTATGTGATTAAGCGCAACGGTGAGCATCAGATTATTCAGGGTGAACGCCATCGCGTGGTCAGTATTGATGCCTGGCGTGATGAGTTTTACGCCAGATTGGGGAGCGATGTTGAGGAAAGCGATAAGCGGAAACGTTGGAAAGAGGTGAGGGATAAGCTGTCCGAATTAGGGTTTTCCGCCATCAGGAATGATGTTGTGTGGATAAAACCAACGGATGAAGAAGCGTTTTAGCGTCCGAAACGTCCGAATTACATTTTGAGCGTCCGAAACATGCGTGTCCGAAATTATGAAAAACGTCCTGAAACGTCCGAAAACGCGTCCTGAATTGTCCGTAATGGTTCACGAACAAAAAGCGAACGCGTCCGAAATGTGTGTGTGTCTGAAAGACACACATTCGGACGCTTCAATGTTTCGGACGTTGGTTTTGATTTGATCCTTATGGCGGGTAACAGGAAAGCGCCATGAGGATGGCGATGAACGGATGAATGGTTAAGCGTGAACAGGAATCAGATAGCAGAGAACAGAAAGGATTGATGTTATGGCGGGCAACAGGAACAAGGGAAAAGTAAAAACTTATCTTCATGGCGGTAACCCTGAGGATCGTTTGAAGAATCCGTTTGAAGTGGATGATGCGATTGTGTTGGCGATGAACGCGGCAGCCGTTGGCGTCATGGCGAGGAAACGGGAAGCGGATCAACGTTGGGGCTTGGATCGTTTGGCGGAACTTGTGAGCGAGGAAACACGTTTACGGTTTTGGCGGCAACTGATGCGTTGTCGGGATGCGTATAAGGCGAGGGACGTGGAAGCGTATCGCTCGGCTTGTGCCGGTATGAAGCGGGCCTATGATGCGTTAGAGAAGGAAGCGGAATCGCTTGGCGGGAAAGTGTTGAGCGTGAACGTGCTTGAGGGTCAGCGTGAGGATGGGAGCGTGTTTGCGGTTTGCGAAGATCCGGCGTCGGCTTACGCGTATGGCGAGCTAAGGCCAGCGTGTGACTGTTGGACGATGGAAGAGATTGCGGTGATCTTGCAGCAGGAGTTTTTCACGCAAGCCGTTAACATTAAGCGCGCTATGCCTGGCGCTGAAGTGTTGTCCGTGATGGCACCAGAGGATATTGGGCCGGTTTACAGTGGGAACAGTGATCAGGCTTATGCGTTGAGTAAAGAGGCTTTAGGGACGATGGAACGAGTTAAGAAGGGGTAAGTACCAATGGAAAGAGAAAATGCGTCAGCGGGCGTTTTAACGTGTTTGAAGGGTATTGGTGAAGTGGGGAAGGGTATGGTGAGCGAAGAACAGGGAACAGTGAACGCGCAGCGCGTTAACGAGGAACAGGGAACAGTGAACGCGCAGCGCGTTAACGAGGAACAGGGCGAGTTGCGCAAAGCGCAGGACGCCGCGGGGAACCTAAGCAATCAACGCAAAAGAGATATTGCCGCCATGGTCAACAAGACTGTTCATCAGTTTGGCGGGCCTGAGTTAGTGTTTTCAATGATTGCGGACGGCAAACCGATTACGCACGTTGCGCGGGACATGAACATTACAACCATTGATTTTTACGCGTGGGCGGAAAAGACGCCCGAACGGAGCCGCGCTCTCGCGCACGCACGCGAACTTGCCGCGCATCGATTGGCGGAGCAAGGGTTAGAGATCGTGGACAACGCAACGCCGCAAACCGCAAACCTTGCAAACATTCAAGCGCGTTACCGTCAATGGCTGGCGGGCAAATGGAACCAGCAGCACTATGGAGAGAGCAAGAACCAGGTAACGGTTCAACTAAGCATCAACACGGCGCATTTACAGGCCAATCGTGTAAACGCCGTAAACGACCATTCCAATGTGATTGATGTTGCGCCGCACAACAACTGACGCGTTGCGCTGACGCCACGCCCGGTGCGCGGCTACCCCCACCTTGCGAAGTTTCGGGGGGCGGGCCTGGTGCGGCACCAAACACGCGCCCACTTACCTTACGGTTACCGGGCACCAGTTCTTTTCCGCGCCCACTTATGCTTCGCATCACGGGCACTTGTTACGCTCACCGGGCACTTGTTTCCTTTCCGCGCTCCGCATCACGGGCACCCCCCACCCGTACCGTTCATCCGTTCGTCGGCCAGCCGAAAAAAAATCCAGTAAGCGCAACACATGACTGTAAACGCGGTGTACAGTTACACCACTGATACAACACGAGGGTAAGCATGAGTTCCAGCACAACAACTTTGATTCTTGGCGGTGCCGCGTTCGGCGCGTTGTATGCACTGATGGTTTGGATCGCGTTATGAATTACGGGTACTTGAGGGTTAGCACGGATGAACAGGCCAACGGTACGAGCCTGGACACGCAACGCAGGGAAGTGACGGGTAACGCGTTAACGCATAACCTGGTGATTGATCAGTTTATTGAGGATGCTGGTGTATCGGGGCATTTGAATTTTCTTGATCGTTTGGCGGCAAACGGTGTGACGCCGCAACCTGGTGATGTGATTGTTGTGGCGAAACTGGATCGGTTTAGCCGTAACTCAATGGATACGTTGAATACGGTTCACGCGTTCAAGGAAAAGCAGATCCGGTTGATCATCAACGGGCATGGCGACGTAACGGATGAGAAGAACATTTACGGGCAGCTGATGCTTGAGATTATGGCGGCCTTTGCTACGCATGAGCGCCGCGTGATTAAGGATCGGCAGCGCGTTGGACAGGCCGCCAAACGAAAGGCTGGCGGGCACATTGGCGGCCATGCACCGTTTGGGTTTAGGGTTGAGGGCAGCGGGAAAAATGCCGCGCTCGTGCCCATTGCCGAACAGCAAGCGGCCATTGAAACGATGAAATCGCTTGCTGGTTCCATGTCACTGCGCGCTATCGCTGATGAAGTGAGAAAGCGTCACGGTGTGGCTATTTCGCATGTGGCGGTTAAAAAGGTGCTGAATCGTGGAAATTAGGACGCAAGAGGATCTGAATCGTGTGTTTGTTGAGGCGATCAACAAGTACCGAAAGAACGCACCGCTTTTTGTGCGGGAAGTGATAGGGGTTACGCCTGACGCGTGGCAGGATGAGTTTTTGAAAGCTATATCGGATGGCGAGCGAAAGATTAGCGTGAGGTCAGGCCACGGTGTAGGTAAGTCAACCGGCGCGTCCTGGGCGATGATTTGGTATGTGTTGACGCGCTACCCGGTGAAAGTGGTTGTGACTGCGCCAACATCGAGTCAGTTGTATGACGCACTGTTTGCTGAACTCAAGCGATGGGTGAAGGAGTTGCCGCCCTTGTGGCGCGAGTTGCTTGAGATGAAAACGGATCGCATTGAGCTTGTGGCGTCACCCACGGAAGCGTTTATATCGGCTCGCACATCGCGTGCCGAGCAACCTGAAGCCTTGCAGGGTGTGCATTCGGATAACGTGATGCTTGTGGCGGATGAAGCGTCAGGGATTCCTGAGGCCGTGTTTGAGGCTGCCGCGGGTTCTATGTCAGGGCATAACGCTGTCACGATTTTGCTTGGGAACCCAACCAAGTCCAGCGGGTTTTTCTTTGAGACGCACAACCGTTTGAAAGATGAATGGTGGACACGTCGCGTGTCTTGCTATGACTCAAGGCGCGTGAGCAAGGAATATATCCAGGACATGGCCTCACGCTATGGCGAGGAATCCAATGCGTTTCGTGTGCGTGTGTTGGGTGAGTTTCCTGCAACCGATGACGATACGTTGATTGGCGTTGAACTTGTTGATAGCGCGTTTCACCGTGACGTTGCCCCCACAGAGTCACCCGTGATCTGGGGTTTGGATGTAGCAAGGTTTGGCACGGATTCCACGGCACTTGCTAAAAGGAAAGGGAACACGGTTACGGAGATCAGGAAGTGGAGGAACCTGGATCTGATGCAAACAACGGGTGCCGTTGTGAGCGAGTACGAGGTGACGCGTCTTGAGGATAGGCCTGTTGAGATACTGGTTGACTCGATAGGGTTAGGTGCTGGTGTTGTTGATCGGTTGCGTGAGTTGAATATGCCAGCGCGTGGCGTGAATGTTTCAGAGTCACCTGCTTTGGGTAACACATACATTAACTTGCGGGCCGAGCTATGGGGCCGCATGAAAGCGTGGCTTGAAAAGCGTGATTGCAAGGTGCCTAAAGATGAGTCGCTTTTGGCGGAACTTGTTGCGCCGCGCTACTCGTTTAATTCCAGCGGGAAGATGAAACTTGAAAGCAAAGATGAGATGCGCAAGCGCGGCATGGGTTCACCCGATATGGCTGACGCATTGGCGTTGACCTTTGCCAGCGAAGCAGGAACCGCGTTGTACGGGAAGGCTTACAACT